GTTGCTGACAAGAAGGCGGCGAAGGACAAGGCTCTTGCAAGCCTCGGCTACACGAAGGCGTCTGACAACACGACCGCCGTGCGCAAGGGCGGCTCGAAGAATAACAACTTCCTGAAATTCAATCCGTAAGGAGCAGATCATGGCGAACGGCTTGACAAACTCTATCAATCAGTTCAACAAGAAGAAGCAAGAGGAGACGGCGGCGCGGCAGGCGGCCGCCTCTTCTTCGCTTGTACAGCTCGTCAACCAGAACGCGCAGGCGAACGAAAACAACTTCGCAACGGCCACCCTCACGACGAGCTCCGGGAAGCAGTATACCCTCGACCGGAATCAGTTCGACTGGATCAGGAACCGCTACCGGAACGACTGGGCAGACACGTACGGCTATGATGAAGCGGACCAGCGTGCCAAGGCGGCCGGCCAGATGAGCGCCAAAGTGTACTCGTCCTATAACAAGAAAAGCGCTCTCGACAACGAGCTCCGCAATCTCGGCCTACCCTCGGAGAAGAACCTGGACAAGTACCTGGGCCAGTACGCCAAGTGGCACACGGGCGGCATCGCCGATGTGTTCGGTGACAGCGTGAGCCCGGCCGCCTGGACGAAGATGAAGGAGCTGTACAAGCAGGACTGGACATACGATACCACGGCCGAGGATCAGGCGCGGAAGGCCAGAGGCCTCATGCCCAGCGCCCTCGAAGCCAAGTATGACGACACGGAGATCGACGATCAGCTCAAGGCGAGCGGCCTCCCGTCCATGAAAGAGGCGAGCAAGTATTTCGGCCAGTACAACAACTATGTTGGCATCGACAGCCTGTACAAAAACGTGGCCCGGGACTGGACCAATCTGCGCTTGCAGGGAATCAAGAACGACGGGAAAGAGTACCCGAACGAGGACGGGACCGTCGCGAAGACAGGCGCGGAGTGGTATGCGGACGCTTTCTTCGACGAGCTCATGCGGCAGGAGAACGGCAAGGACGTGTACGGGGAGATCAAGCCCCTGTTCAAGAACCGGGCCAGCACGTCATCCGAGGTTGACCCGAGCAAGGACTATGTGACGGAGCGGGGCAAGCTCGTGACCGCCTGGAACAAGGCGGACGCGCTGGACAGCGACTACGCGAAGTACAACGCTTTCTCCTACGACGACTTCGACGCCCACTACCAGGACTACTATGACCGGTATATAAAGGACGCGCAGCTCACGAACGGGCAGACCGTGGAGAAGGCCTTGTCCGTGCTCGCCCGGCAGGAAGATGAACAGGCGGAGAAAGAGTTCTACACGGTGCCTGGCAAAAAGGACGTGGAGGATTTCGTGTTCCGGTACAACGCGGACTACCCTGACGCCACGCCGGAGAAGATGTTCACGGACATGTACGAGCACGGCCTGTCCGACAAGCTCGTAAACCAGGCGAAGAAGATTTTGCAGGATCAGCCCGGTGCTGACAAGAAGGCCATCGCGAACGCCTATTCGGCGGCTAAGGTGAGCAGCGGAGAACTGCAAAAGCAGCAGGAGGCTATCTGGGACACCATCAACGCGGACCCTCACGATGTACCCGTTGGCGTCAACGAAGAAAAAGAGAACAACGCCAAGCGTGTGCGTGCAGACGCCAAGTCCCTTCGCTCATACATCGACAACGCCATAAAAGCAGGCGCCGATGACGAGACCGTACAGCTTGCCACCGAGGCCATCGAAAAGACGATTGGCCGCTACATGGACCCCGACGAGGGAACCATCTCTCCTGACGACGTAATCAACATCCTCAACGGGATCAGCGAGCAGCCGTGGAACAACGCCACGGCCATGCGCCTGGCCCTGGAGGATTACGGCTTCGGCGAGAACGGGGAGCTGACCGGCCCGGCCGCTGATCTGACCGCCGGCTGGGACGCACGCGACATCCGCAAGGTTGTGAACTCCATCGGCTCCGTCCGCTACAATGGCATTGAGCTGAGCGACGAGACCCTGGAGCGGCTGAACAACAGCATGAACTCCGAGATCAGCGACGACGAGGCGTATTACAGCCGAGGCGCGAACGGCCAGCTTGACTACGAGCGCTTCATGCACGCCATCGACTGGGCCAACGAGCAGATTCAGACCGGCGCCATGAACGAGTTCGACGCCTACAACATCCTGGCGGCCGAGGGCTTCCAGGACGAGATGGAGGCGTACATGCAGGACGACTGGCACAAGGCCCTGTTCGCCCATGAGCGTGTGAAGGAAGCCTACGAAGCCGCCGGCGGAGATCAGCTTGCGTGGTATGAGGGCCTCACCGACGAGGAGAAGTACCAGCACGGGCTTGACATTTGGAGCCAGCTCCCCGATGAGGAGAAGGCGAAAACATTCCAGGACTACGACTGGAAGTATGATCCGGCCGTGTACAGGACTGGCGGCCAGGCGTGGGCGCAGCAGTTCGCAGCGATCGTCCCGGAATTTGCCACGAGCCTTGTCTCCGGTGCCGTTAAGCTCGCCGACATGGTGGATGCCAACCTGACCGGGCGTGAGGAGCTGTGGGACATCACGCAGGACCTGATGGGCGTGGAAAACAAGCTGGCCAGCTATGGTGCGGTAAACGACAGCCTGGGCAACAGCGCTCAGCTCGCGAGCACCGCCGCTGACGCGGTGCAGGAAGTCGCCCGGATGTACCTGTTCGGCACCATCGGCGGAACCATTGGCCACGGCACGAAGCTCGGGCAGGCGCTTGCGGAGACGGCTGGGAACGATGCGGCAAAGTGGGGCGTCAAGAAGATCGCTGGGCTCGGTCTCACCATGATGACCTCCTCCCCGTTTGTCGTGAACGCGGCAGCCGGGAACTTCGCCGAGGCGAAGCTCATGGGAGCCACCACCGGAGAGGCAACCGCATACGGTCTGCTTACCGGCACCCTTGAGGGCGTTCTTGAAAGCCTTAACTTCGATGAGCTCTGGGGCAAGGTCCTCGGCGAGGGGGCGTTTGGCCAGATGATTATGGATGGTGGGGCAGCGTTCAGGAACATGGGCGTTGTCGCGAAGGCCCGCATAGCCAACATGGTCGCGTCCGGCCTCGGCGAGTTCTCCGAGGAAACTGTGAGCTACTTGGCCGAGACGTTCTGGAAGACGCACGCATCATGGGGCGGCGACACAAAGTGGGACCTCAATGACTGGATTCAGCAGGCCGGCATGGGTGCCCTGACCGGCTTTCTTGGCGCTGGCCTGAGCTCTGGGAACATCACGAAAGAATCGATCCTATACGAATACTGGAAGAGCAACCCAGAGACCCGGTCTGCCTTGCTCAACACCGAGGTTGGCCGCATGATCTGGGAGCAGGCGAACGACACGCAGAAGGCCGCCTGGCGGAACGGCGACACGAAGGTGCTGTCCATCGATGCGTTTGCCGACCTCGTGACCCAGATGAGCATCCTTGACAACGCCCCGGCGAAAGCGCTTGACGACTACAACCGGACCATCGCGAACATAAACAAGAAGGCCGAAAACGCAAGGGCAGAAGCCGCTGCGAAGTTCTCGAAGAACAGCGTGGAGCGCGATGGCGCGTCCGCTACCAGGGCCGCAACCGCGTACGCGAACATGACGGTTGAGGATGCGCTGGCTGCTGCCTCCCGCTACGAGGCGCGGGTCACGTATGAGAACACGGTGAACAACGCCAGGGCGCAGCTCCAGGTGTTGCAGCGGCAGTTCTCTGAGCATTACGCCGCTCTGTACCTCCAGAACGAGAGCAACATCGCCGCCCGCAACGTCAATGGGATCACGGCCAACGTCTCCCGGGACATCCAGAACGGGGCCACCGTGACGCCGGAGAGCCGGGCGGAAGCATCGGGCCCTGTCGGCGTGCTGCGGGATAACGAGGAAACCTCCGATACCGCTGAGCCCACCGTGGCGTCTATCCGCGAAGCCGCATACAACCGCGTGTACAAGGATCAGGAAATCGGGAAGAACGCTGCCGGCGAAGCAAGCGGACCAGATGTAAAGGGGCTGACCCGTGTTGAGTTTGCGGACAGCGAGCGCAACAACTTCCAGGCGAAGACCACGGCGAAGCTCCGTCGGGTGACGCTGGAGCTGGCGGGCCTCGAAGCCAAAGAGGGCATGAGCGCCAAGGAGATTTTCGCCGAGGCAAAGAAGGCCATGACGCCCGAGGCCGCGCAGAAGCTCGACGTATACACGAAGATATCGAAAGCGCTGGGCCTCGATATGGTCATCCGTGACGTAGTGACGGGAACGAGCGGCTATGTGCAGGACGGCAAGCTGTATGTGACGCTGAACGGAAAACAGAACCTCCTGAGAGTGACCGCGCATGAGCTGACCCACTACATGAAGGACCACGTGCGCGGCGGCTACGACAATCTGCGCACGCACCTCATCAGCGAAGTGGGCGGGCAGGGCGCCTTCGATCAGATGGTTTCCGAGAAGGCCGGCGAGTACGGCTATGATCTGAACACAGAGGATGGCCGCGCGGCCGCAGACGACGAGGTGTGCGCCGAGCTCTGTGAGAAGATGCTCGAAAACAAGGACGCCCTGGCGCGGTTCGTTGACAAGGACATGAGCGCCGCCCAGAAGTTCAAGGCACGCCTCGGCAGGACCCTTGTTGCCATCAAGTCCGCCATCCGTTCCCTGGGCACTTCGAACGCGGAGACACGCGGCGACCTAATCAAAGAACAGGACACCATTGAGCTCTGGTACAAGACCCTGTCCGACGCCATCGACAGCGCGAACGCCCAGAGAAAGGCGAAGACGGCACCGGCCGCTGAGACCGCAGCCGAGACGACCGCTACCACGGAAGAGGCAGCGCCGCAAGCCCCGCCAGCGCCCGAGACGAACGCCGATCTATTCATCGGTGAGGAATCGGCGCGGCGCGAACAGCTACGGTCAGAGCTCGAAAAGCTGGCTGAAAGGGGCACCCGCGTCAATGGGATGCAGTACCAGGAAGTCAACGACATCCTTGACAGGGCCATCTTTGGGGATCGTTCCAATTACAACAAGGCCGACTATGCCCAGATTCGTGGTATGCTTGCCCAGCTCATCCCGGAAGTTCAGGCGATGGTGAACGAAGACGCGAACGTGGACCTTGACACGCTGAACGAGCGCGTCTCCACGGCAATCGACTATATGCTGAGCCGATACCATGAGGGGAGCGAGGACCTTTACAATCTGCGCGAGCTCATCCCCAATAAGATAGCCCTGAGCGAAACGGCGTACAACGACCTCCGCGCAAAGGACATGACGCTGAGGCAGGCGAGCCGCGAGCTCAGCAGCGCCCTTGGCAAGTTCGTTTCGTTCGTCTACAAAAAGAGCCCTGGCTACAACGCCGCCGCTACCATCGACGAGGTATGGCGCGACATCGGGTATGATCCTGACGGCGTCGGGAACATCGCCGAGGACGCGAACGCCCTGATCGATTACGTGAAAGAGCGGAGCGGACAATCTGCCTTCGATGATCTGTACAGGTCCCAGCGCGAGGATATCGTCGCCGCACAGGTGGGCGAGTTCCTTGACGCCGTGCAGAGCATGGTGGAGGGGAGGAACGCGGAGCAGAGCGGCGAAGCTCAGTATATGCTCGACGATTCTTTGCTGAACGAAAAAACTGTCAGGAACGCAGTATACGATGCGCTCGACCACAAAGACGCTGGGCAAGATAACCTTGTCCAGATTGGCGAGATACCGTCAAGCGTTTCCTCTGTCACTGGAATTGGCGGAAATCTGTACGTATACAGAAACCACGCGTATGAAAACATTGTGGACGAAGAAAGGGCGAAAGCTGATGGCAGATACAATCCGAAAGCACACTACCACGACATAGGCGAAGATGCTTACGTGGATGCGGTTCTGTCGATAAAGGACCCCGTGCTCACCATTGGAGAAACATCAAAACGCGGCAATCCGTCCCTGCTCATGATTCTCAATCAGAACGGGGAGAACGGTGCGCCACTGTATGCTGGGCTTGAGTTTTATGCGAACCACGATATAAATGGTAGCTTTGACAGAAGGCCGCATATCGTATTGACGATTGCAGAGCGCGGATGGTCCGGTTCGGAAGGCCGCGATGGGTATTCGGAAATAATACAAAAAGCCATCGATTCCGGGAGAGTGCTTCAATATGACAAAGAAAAAGAGGGCACCCTGTCAGTGATTGCCCATACAGTAAGCATGGGTAATATAACAGCGGCTTCCCTCAATAAAAATGTATCACAGTTCAAGAAGGAAGTCAACTCCTTCAAAGAGAAAAATGGCATCCGATATTCCTTGGACGACGACTACATGCCCCTGGCGGAGAAGTACGACGCAGGGGTGGCGACGGAAGAGGAAACGGATAGACTACGCAACATTGTAGCATTTGCCGCAAGCCAAGCTGGATATGAGCGAGAGGCGTACCACGGAACAAGAAGCGCCCCGTTCACTGTGTTCAACAGGAATCTGTCAGGGCAGAACTACGGCGGGTATAACGCCGCAGGTGGCGGATTCGACTTCACCGATACCGAGGACTGGGCAAGGAGATGGGGCGCAAAAGCGAACGGAAACGGAGACGTCAGAACCGTTCACGCATACCTCAACACGGGAAAACCGTTCTATTCGTATGACGGAGCGGTTGACCCGTCACTGGCAAAATATTTGCCTTACACCATGACGGAAACAGAAAAAGAAAACGCCATGAAATCAGGCGCAGCTTTTCATAAGGCGCTCGAAGACAATGGCGTTGATTTTTACGACGTTATGATGCGTGAAGGGTATGGCTCATACTCCATGTATGACGGAGCGGATAATGTTTCCGTATATAATCCTTCCCAGATAAAGTCTGCTGACCTTGTTACCTACGACGACGACAACAACATCATTCCGCTGTCTGAACGTTTCGACCAGAATAAGGTTGACACTCGTTGGTCCGTGGACGACGATTTTGATTATCTAATCAAAAAGTACGGAGCCATTCCGCAGGGCAGAGAACCCCGTGCCCGGGACGTGCAGGTGCCTCGGCAGACCAACGACATGAACCGGGTGAGCCAGTGGATTCGGAGCCTTGTCGAAAGCGACAAGCTCACGGACGATCAGGCGCAGAACGTATTGCGGATGGTAGTCGAACAGGACTATGGGACGTACATACCCACGAGCCAAGCCGAGCGCATGGAAGAAGCGCGGGCGTACATCGCGGAGCGTCAGCCCCTCCAAGCCCAGCAAGAGTTCCACGACATGGTCATGCAGGGCAAGTTCGGAGTGAAGACCAACGCCCTCGGTATTCAGCTCTTGAGCGACGCCTCGGCACGCGGCGACATCGCCAGCGTGCTCGACATCGCGGCTGACCTCCAGCTCGCTGCAACAGAAGCCGGACAGTCTGCGCAGGTATTCAACGTGCTCAAAGAGCTCAAGGGTGTCGGCAGTGCATGGTACATGCAGAAGGTCGTGGATCGAATGAACTCCAAATACGCTGACCGCATCGCAGCCGGGAAGATGAATCGCATCTCCGTTGACCCTGCGCTCATGGCCGAGCTCGCAAAAGCGACGACCGTGGATCAGATGGCAGCGGCAGAGGAGGCCGTGGCAAAGGACGTTGCACGGCAGCTCCCGCTTACCTGGGACGACCGGCTGTCAAGCTGGAGATACTTCTCCATGCTGGCTAACCCGACCACGCACATCCGCAACATCACGGGCAACCTCTTGATGAAGGGGCTGAACACCGCGAAGGACGCCGTAGCCACCGGGATTGAACGCACATTCGTGAAAGATCAGAGCCAAAGGGTCCACGCGATCTTGACCACGGCCGACAGGAGCACCTGGGGCGGATATGCGCAACAGTCCTACGAGGAACAGGCTCGCAATCTCAGTGGTGGCGGCAAGCTCGGATTCGAGACGTTCATCAAACAGAACATGCGGAGCTTCGACACAAAGTGGCTGAACGCCCTGGCCAAGTTCAACTTCAACGCCCTGGAGGGCGAAGACGTTGCGTTCATCAGGCCGGCCTACAAGAACGCTCTCATGCAGTACATGAAAGCGCAGGGGTACACGCTGAACGAAAAGGGCCAGGCCGGGAAGATCAACGCAAATGGCGAGTTCGTTGAAATGACGAAAGCGCAGCAGAACGCTGCTATCGACTGGGCAAGTCAGCAGGCATGGAAGCAGACATTCCGTGATGCGTCCAGCCTGGCAACACTGCTCAACAAGCTCTCGAAAGAGAACGCGGTGAGCAGGCTCCTGGTTGAGGGCGTCATGCCCTTCAAAAAGACCCCGGTGAATATTGCGAAGAGAGGGCTCGAATACAGCCCGGGCGGGATCATCATGGGGACGGTCCAGCTCTTGAATGGGGTGAAAAAAGGAAAGGTCACGACGGCCCAGGCCATCGACAACCTGTCGAGCGGCATCACGGGTACAGCGCTCATGGCTCTCGGTGTATTCCTTGCAAAGGCGGGGATCATCCGTGCTGGCGGCGAGGACAAAAAGAAGTATGAGACATACTTGCAAGACACCGGCGACCAAACCTATGCGCTGAAGTTCGGCGATTACTCCATCAACATGAGCTCCATCGCCCCGGCAACAATTCCCCTGTTCATGGGCGTAGCCCTCCAGGAGATGATAAACCAGAGCGGAGAATCCGTTGACCTCTCCACTATCACGGACGTGCTTGCCGGCACGCTCAACCCGTTCATGGAGATGAGCTTCATGGCGAGCCTGAACAGCGCCTTGCAGAACTACAACAACGGCGGCATCGGCGGGGCACTCGGGAACACGATCCTGTCTGCCGCGCAGAACTATGGGAGCCAGTACCTTCCGACGCTCGGCGGGAAGGTGGCGCAGTTCGTTGACCCGACCCTCCGCTCTACGAAGTCCTCCGCCACGTCGCCCATCGGCGGGAACATGGACTACTACGTGCGGAGCCTGGCCAAGAAGGTGCCTGGCCTCGAAGCCACGCTTCAGCCGGACGTTGACGTATGGGGCCGGACGACGCAAAAGGACAGCTTCGGCGAGTGGGCGTTGGACTTTGCCAACAAGTTCATCCTGCCCACCAACATCAAGGTCACGAATCGCGACAGCGTGGACCGTGAGCTGATCCGGGTGGTTGAGAGCACGGGCGTGGTTGACTTCCTGCCGAGTGACGGGAATAAGTATTTCACCGTCAACGGCAAGCGGATCAACATGAACGCGAAGCAGTACGCCCAGTATTCGCAGGATCGCGGGCATGCAGCATACGCAGCCATCAAGGATGTGATGAGCAGCGCGGCCTACCGGAACGCCTCTGACGAGGAGCGGGCGAACATGCTCACCAAGGCAAAGGACGCGGCCTACAAGCAGGTCAACAACCTGTGGAAGGACAAGCTCGGCGCATTCGACCGCTGAGCCAAAACTAAAAAAGGACGGGGGCCGCAAAGCCCCCGCCTTTTTCTTTTCTTACAACAGTTTCCGCTTCGTTGCGTGGTACACAAGAATGTCGCACGCATCCTCGAGTTTACTGTAGAACGTTCTGAGCGGGATGCCAAGATACTCCATGATGTGTACGCGTACGGTTGCGTTGTGCTCTGGCCCGAGTATATCCCCGGTTAGGCGGAAGTTGTGCTCAAACAAGTAGGCAAGCTCTTCGCTCTCATCGGCGCATTCTTTCCACGCATCGTTCACTGCCCTGACCCAAAGCTCCTTTATACGGATGTGCTCGGGCATGTCTGCGAGCTTGATGGCCGCCTGCGCCGTCGGGTCTGAACGGTGCCCGCTCGATACGGGGGTTCCGCCGAACTGTTGCTTCCCTCCCTGCGATGCAAGGATGGCGCTCACATACTCGTTGACGGCCGCCTTGTACTCCTGGTAGCGGAACGCATGGCTCATGGCCGCACGCCTGCGCTCATGCTGCGTCATGGGCTTCGTCCTCGGGCCCGTCGGCGTTGTACCAAAGCCAGCCAAAGTCGTCGTCATAGACGAGCCGCTGCGGGAAGTCGCCCAGCGTCACCACGGCCACGTGCGCGGGGTCGCTCCTGATCGACGGCACCGGCAGCCCGATGTCATCCTTCACCTTCTCCAGCAGCCCAACCTGCATGAGCGCATAGCCGAGCGTGGCCTCACCAGCACAGGCGAGGAGCTTCAGAATCATATCATAGTCCATTATCGTTTCTCCCTTCTGCGTCGATCCGGCGCACTATCCAATCCAGTACCAACCACAGCGCCCGGGCCATCGCTTTCTTCACGGCCTTGTCCGTGAGCTCCGGGCCCGTCCCGTCCAGCGCACAGAGCACCGTGTCCATGTCCTGCCAGGCGTCTGCGAACTGCTTACGTGTTGCCATCTGCGTCCTCCTGCGGCGGCTCGATGGGCATCCAATGGGTGACGGTTTCGGGCGCAACGCTTGAAATCAACCACCTATCACCAAGCCACTTATCACAATAAGCATATCCTTCGCTTGCCCACACAACATATTGTTTGCAGGATTCCTTCGGCGGCTCCTCCACCCTGTGCCACGGGGAGGCGGCATCACGCTTCCCGTCCTCGTAACCTTCGTCATAGGCTTTCTGTAGTTCGGCTCCAATATCAATCATATTTCGGCCCTCCTGTTCCAAAGTTCCGTGGCGTGGTCATCGTCAACGCCTCCCGGCCCTGTTGCGCCGCACCCACCATCTGACGGAGCGCATACAACAAAGTGCCATCCAATCTCGTCTGTTTCAACGAACAAACCACCTTCTGTTCTTCCGCAAAACGGACACGGTTTCAGTTCAACGCTCATTCCTCATCCTCCTGCGGGTGCGTCCCGCCATCGTCAACCATAAGCCCGTCCTCAAACTTTCTGCCGCATTCCCCGCATTTATGGCACATATACCACGCATCTGGATTCTTGCACTCTTTGGCTAAAACATAGTCAACCATGATGTTCATTCCTGCACCTCCCTCATCGCTCTACTTTTATACTGAAACCATGTAGTAATGTGAACAAGATAGCAATTTGTGTACCAAGGATAAACCAAAGCAACGCCTCAATCATTCCTGCACCTCCTCACCTGTCTGTGCTTTCATGAAGTATGCAATATACTTAACCGCACACTCCTGCTCGTCCTCCATCCACCACATACAATCGTGCCGACAATGGTGCGATCCACGTTGGTCGCTTCTTGTAAACGGACAAATATCATGTATCGGCATCCTGCACCCCCATCTTCGCTTTCTGATAATTCTCCCATTTAACGGTCTTGTGAACCGCTTTCATGTTGCACCACCTCGCCAGCCGTTTCTGATCGCTTGTCGGTTCGCCACCATCGAAGTCACGGTATGGTTGCGCAAACGGATCAACACCCATACTATCCAATGCCACGATCCGCTTGTATGCCTCGTCCACATCCTGCACCAGCGCATACACGAATACCCTGCGTGGATTTACACCAGCCTCTTTTAGATATGCCACAGCCTGTTCGACAATCGGTATCATCTGCGGGGAATCACACGCCAGCCGTAGTGTGGACTTGATCCATTTAACCTTTGACAGCATCCTTGCAATCTCTGGCGTGATGAGCCGTGCGTCCATAGCCTGATTGATGTCTATCCGCACTTTCTGCCCGATCATGCTCTCGATCTGTGACAGGCCGTGATCTGATGCAAGAATGTTATTGTCCATCAGAACAAGGTCACGGCTTTCGGGACGTTTCAGTTTTTCCCATGTGTTGACGGCGTGGATCCAACCTTCTTTCTTCGGCACAACGCACCACGGGCATTTCCGTATGCAACCTCTTGTCAAGAATCCAATAGCATAATCAACTTTCGGGTAAATCGTATAGTCCGGGAATGTGTACTCGATCTCTGGCGGCAAGTCTGCATCATACATCTTGTACCCTGTCCCGCCCCGCACGATCTTGTTGGCATTGATCGGATATTGGTAGTCAGGCGTGAACGTGAAAACCTTGCTCATGTACACCGTATCGAACGGCTCAATAGCGAACAGTGGCTGATACCATTCCACGCTATCGCCGTGCGCTTTATGCCATGCTGACAGCTTCATGAGCGCAAGGTTCGGGAACCCGCTGTGACCATCGACATCAATCAAACCGATCCGCATTCGTTTCCTCCATCTTCGCCCCGCAGTTGGGGCAGTAGTTCCATACTATCTTGTTCATGAATCGGTCTGCTTCGTAGGCGCATCCGCATACTGAACACATATCGGGTCGCATCCGTTCTTTGCTGTTAATCCACTTCCCGCGTTTAGGCCACAACCTTACCGTTTCCGCTTGCAGTTCCTCGATTGCGGCGGCGGCTTCATTTGTCGTGCAAACGTATTGACACATCCATCCTTCATCCTTATCGAAGAAAGCAAGGTCGCACCCTTCGCAATCGTCACGCTTGCACCGCAACGCCTTGACCAGCTTCTTATAGTCCTGCATCCTCGTCCCTCCTTACCCGTCCGTCCAGGCAGGCGGCGTAGAACGCTTCGACCCGCTCGCTCTTCGTCTCCCGGAGCTGCGCCCGCGCCCCGTCAAGGTACGCTGCCCAGTAGGACAGCACATGTTCGTTGTCAGCTCCCAGCCTGTTCTGGCGCGCCTCCTCATCAAACCGCTGTTCGGCCTTCTCGATTACGCTCATGCCTCAATCCTCCTCCAGCGCAACGGCCGAGATATACCCGACGGCCGAGATGACCTTGTTGACCTTCTCCTTGAGGTAGCGGCGGCTCACGTACTGGCTCTCGCACTCGGCCACGATGGCCTTGAGGGCGTCGATGGCGATGAGCGCGTCCGTCCGCATGTTCTCGATGTCTCCCCTGCTTTCCACTTTGTCTTTCATTCTGCGATCCTCCTTGTCTCAAAAGCTCTCCTGATGATCGCGTTCGCCGCCTGGGCCCTGGTCATGTGCTCGTCCTCGGCCACCATGTCCACCCGCTCCCGCACGTCCGGGTCAAGGCGTACCTGTACGGCCTTGGGCTTCGCGGGCTTCTTGGGCGCCCCGTCGCCGATCCCGTACAGGAGCGCCAGCACGTCCGCCTGGTACAGGGCCGACGGCCGCACGTCAAGCAGCGCACACGCCTGCTCAAATTTCTGCGGTGACAACCACGCACGCCCCTGCACCACCATGTTCACCTCCACAAAGTTCACATTGAGCGCTTGCGCCAGGGACCTCTGAGAGCGCCCAGAATCGGTCAAAGCCTTTTTCCATCCAGTTACCAGCATCTTTTTCCTCCGTCAAAAATAGGCCCGTTTAATCTGATAAATCATGAGGGTTTAGCAGCCCCCACAGCGTTCGCCCCGTTTCGGCCGGGTCACAGAACGCCCATTCGACCCCGTGCCGCTCTGTCATGGCCCCCATCATCTGCGCGAGCCGGTCAGAGGGGAGGGGCGGCACCTTCGGGATCGACAGCTTCAGGAGCTTGCCCGCCTTGTGGGCGGCGTGCACCCGGAACCAGCGCTCCCGGCGTGGGTTCTTCCAGCCGGCCACGTCCTCCAGACCCCCGATTCCCGGCTCCTCCACCAGGATCACCAGGCGGATGCCCGCCTCCTTGGCCAGGTCGCACTCAGCGCGGAACCGCTCGTGCTGTTGGACCATGTTGGAGTAGACCTCTTGGAGGCCGTACTTCGTGTCCACGCACAAGCTCTGGTCCGTGGGGAGGGTGTAGTCGCCCACCAGGAGCTTGGTCCTGATGATGTCAACGCCCTCCATCTCGGCCCACTCGTGGATGTTCCGGTGCTTGCCTATTGGGTTCCGGGTGTCTTCCAACAGGATCATGAGGCCAGCCCTTTGGTCAGTACGGCATTGTAGCACACGGCCAGCTTCTTCATCCGGCTCCGCAGCTCGTTGAGCAGGAGCCGCACGTCGGCCTCCGTCTCGGCCATGTAATAGCCGCCGTCAGGGTTCCCGACGATGGGGTGCCCCGCTGCCCTCGCTGCGCTGATGAGCCGCCGCACGGAGCGGTCAGGCAGCCCGGTGTAGGCCACCAGATCGGCGCGGCTGATGGCGTTGTCTCTTCCCTTCGGGATGTAGTCAATGATGCTCATGGGTCATTCCTCCGTCTGCGGCAGCCGCCTGAATTTGGGCCCGTAGCCCAGTTTGTAATATTCGTCCTTGCCTCCATGCGTCTTCATGTAATTCATCCGAGCCCGCTCATACGACTCGTCCAGCATCTCCTGGCTCTTGTACCAGGGGCACGTGTCCGGGTTGCACTCCTCGTAGGTGGTCAGCGTGCAGTAGGGGCCTTTCTTCGGCTTGGAGTGGTAAGGGGCCCCGTAGAAGATGCACGACAGCTTGGCTCGTTTCTTGATCTCTTTCATAGCTCCTCTCCGTTCTCGCCCCCATCCAGCAGATCGACCTGGAAGCTCGAGGCAAAGAGCTCCGGGATGATTGCTCCCATAACCCGGTACTCTTTCGCCTCCTGGTCGTGGCCGCTCCACGCTCTCATGAATTGGCCGCGCACCACGTCAGGCTCCCCCTTGCACATGTCCCGGTAGCCGAGGTTCTGCATGACTGCCCACACGTCCTCCGCGCTTGCTTTGCGCATGTAGTCGCAGGCTCGCTCCTCGCTTGTGCGGGGCGGGGAGAAATAACCGTGGTCGTTGTAGCCGATGGTCCGGCAACACTTTGAGGCGATGCCCCAGGCCTCATCGGCAGGACGCCGGCGGTTAGAGGTGAGGCGGGTGGCGTAGTCCCGTATCTCCGCGATGGAGGGCGGGAAGGGGGACGTAGCCACGCTCGCCTTGATGGCGGCGCAAGCTGCATCGAAGGGAATGTCCGCAAGTACCTCCGTCCATGCGTTGACGTTGTCCATCGTCGCATTCTTGAACGCCTCGTCCCTGGGGAACAGGGACTTAATCAGGGCGAACATCTTTACGGTTTCGTTCTTTGTCATGGTGTTTTCAATCCTCCTTAGTCAGCTCGAACAGTCTGCGCAGGTTGGCGTTGTCGTCCGCCTGTTCCACTTCATCGTTCCACCCCTCAGCGTTCAGCCAGGTGGCAGGGTATGGGGCGAACTCGTGGTTGTCTTTGGTCCACTGCTTTGTTTCGCGCAGCGCATATAGGGCGTTCATGATGGTGTCGAACGTGGTCTTTGTGAGCGCCTTGTCAAATGCTTTGCGGGCTTGACCTTTGCTTTTCTTCCTCGGGTACTCCCGCCAGAAGGTGTCGAACGGCTCCTCAACCACTGCACCGCTCACCTCCTGGTGAGCAAGAGTATTAACCTTACTCTTATCTGAATCTAATCTATCTCTATATCTATCTCTAACCTGTGGACACGGATTGGATACAGATTGGATACATTCTGTGTCCAAACTGTATACGCCCTTTGCATCGGTGGTCAGTTTTGCCATCTCGTTGACGTAGTCCGTGGGCTTATAGCGGTCCTTCTGGATGTAGTTATGGAGCCGCCAGTGCCGTATCACGATGACGCCTGATTCGAACGCGAGCACAAACTTTCGCATGAGCAGGATGTTCATGTCATCGTTCGTCGCGCCGGTCGTCCGCATGATTGCGCGAGGGGAGCCGACGAACCCGTCGTCGTCGGCCCTCATCGCGAGGTCGTAGTAGAGAAGACGTGCGGTCGCTGGCATGTCAAGGAACTCGTCCTTTTCAACCACAATCTTCTTTGAGAACATCCGTTTCTCAGCCATGCTTCACCTCAGAAGGGAATATCGTCCGCGCTAATATCGGCGAAGCTGTTCACGCGGGCCCCGCTGGTGATCTGCGGCTTGTACTCCTTGAGCTTGGGCACGGGAGCGTCCTTGACCTTCGCCACGTCCCTGAACCAGAAGAGCTTTGTGGCCTTCTTGATTTCGCCCTTGTCGTTGAGATATTCCTCCTGCCCGAACACGCCGCCGACCTTCTTGCCCTTGAGCAGCTCCACTTTGTCCCAAGGAAAGGCGAAGCCTGGGTTAGATTCCTCGACGCTGGTGACGAACTGGGCGAGGTTCCTGCTGGCGTTGCCGTCCTTGTCTTCGAGCACGACGTAGCTTACGCACGGCCATTTCTTGTTTTCCCGGTCGTCGTTCTTGAACTTCTCCGCATAGTAACCTGCCTGCGGATCGTCGCCGCCGATGTCGAGAGCCACCTTGAGCATGTCCTTGCCGGACTTGGCGCTTTTTGTTTCCTCCACGCCCTTGATGATGCAGGGGTGCCCGCCCAGGGCCAGGGGCTCAAAGGTCAGGGATGCGGCGACGCTGTCGTAGTTGTTGGGTTTTCTCATTTTCAGAACTCCTCCAGTCTCTTGATTACTTGCATGATGTCGTTTGGAACGGTTTTCTCCTCCGGCTCGTATGCGCCGAGCGGGGTCTTTGAGGTAGAGTGGTCGGCATGGACTTCAAAGACGTGCTGGCCGTCGATTACCTTGGCGAGCAGCACCGTGGTAAATTTGCTCTCCAGCACGATCTTGTCCAGCTTCCGGCCGCTCGTCTTGATCCTGGTGAACATGTATCCGCTGTCGTCCCGGTCCGTCTGGCTGTGCGCCAGGAAGATGATCGTCAGGTCGTCGCGCATGGTGAGCGCGTCGTCGATGATGGTCCACATGGACTGAGCCAGGTCGGCCCATTTGTCGTAATTTTTTTCGCCCATCCGGCGCATTTCGTCCGCCACCATAATCCCGTTGATGGTGTCGATGACGACGTAGTGGATGTGGGGCATCCCATTGTTGACCGCCCACAGCGTGCGGAGCACGGTGTTCGGGTCGTTGGAGCAAAGGTAGTTCTTGAGCTCTTTGTTGTACTGGTTTCTCCACCCGCGCCAGCTCAGACCCTTGAGGTCGGCGTCGATGTAGAAGGTCTCTTTGGGGGGGAGGGTGCGCATAGCGGTGGTCTTGCCAGCGCCGGATTCCCCCATGATGGCGATTAAACGAGAACCCATTATTCTTTTGCCTCCTTATTCGATTGGTTCTATTTGAAATTCATGCTTGAGGATCGTGAGCTCCTCAGCTTCAAAGAGCTTCTGGAGTACGTCGTTGAAATGTGCCCGGGTCTTTCCGACGCAGGCCCGGCAGTACCCGTCGATGGTCAGCTCGTGAGTGAGCTCCAGCTCGCCGCAGAACTTACATTCCGCCACCTCGCTCAGATCGTCGGAGTGGCAGTCTGGGCACCACAGGGCGGCGTACCCCACGTCCGGCTCCTCGTAGAGGTAGGGCTCGTCGAACACGTGGCCGCATTCGTTGCATTTGTACGTCATAGCTCGCTCACCTTCACTTTCGCCAGTAATGCGTTCTTGCGTTCTACATCACGCCTCAGCTTGTTCAGCTCAGCGGACAGATCGGCGACGTCCTGCAAGTGTTCTTCGTGTTCGGCATCGTATGCTGTCTTCCAGTTGTTCAGGGCGTCCGTTTCCCGGTTCGTCCGGCGGTCCTCCAGCCTGAGCGCCGCTCGGATGAGCCGGATGGTGAAGGTGTAGAGCATGAACGCGCCCAGCCCCGCAAGGGCGAGACCCATGCACAGGGCGAGAATCACTTGTAGCCAGAGCGGATATTCCATAGTTGCTTGCCTCCTTGCCTTGTTTCTTGGTTCTTGTCTTTAGAAATCTAAAGTTGCAGGGTAAAAAAATATACGGGAATGTCCTTGTGCTTGATGCCCAGAACGTCGCAGATTTTTACCATATCGTCCTGCTTAAATTCCAGCTTGTTGTCGAGCCGGTAGCTGAGCGAATTTGGGTGCATTTTCAAGGCTTTTGACAGGGAGCATTTCGTATATCCCTTCTCGGCAATTTTGCCTTTCAGCTTGCTGTAATCGTACATGTGTCAACCTCCTTTCGCCTCCTATTGTACGCCTTTAGAAATCTAAAGTCAACAGGTTTCTAAAGTTTTTCTTGAACAAACTGTAAACATCGGTTATAATAAAATAGCAAAGGGGGTTCAGACTATGGAAAGATTTTGCGACAGACTGAACGAAGCAATAGAAAGAGCAGAG